TGAAACGAACAGCTTATATTGGAAGGCACATTTTTTACAATAAAATTAAACATGCTTAACCTTGAAAGGTAAATTAAATGGAAAAGGAACAAATCATGAATAGTAATAATACTAGAAGTTATGCTATAATTTTCTCAGTGACGCTTATTGTTCTTGGAGCTATCTCTGCACTTTGCATTTATGGATTGAACGAAAGGCGATTGATGGCATCAAATATTGAAAACGCTATTAGTAAAGGTATTGACCCACTTTCAGTTCGATGCTCATATGCTCATGGTGATGACATTATTTGTGTAACTCATGCAGCAGCAGGTACTAGAACAACCGGTAAATAATTAGGAGATATATTATGGCAGTACAACAATTGTCAGTAAATGTTTTGTCGAATCCAAAAGATAGAGAAACCTTTCTTGGTGCTCTAAAAGAATGTTCAGATTCGATGACTAGAATGGAAGCAGAGAAAGAGTTGATTCGTGAAGTAATTGCAAATACTTCAAAAAATTTGCAGTTACCTAAAAAGATCGTATCGAAAATGGTTAAAGTTTATCATAAACAAAATTATGATGAAGAAGTCGCTACGCATGAACAATTTGAAACTCTTTATGAAACGGTCGTAAAATGAAATATACATTTACATGCGAAGATATTGGTACTGAATGGAAAAATACTGTCGAGTTTCAAGCAGCTCAAATCGATGATGTTATTCAAAACTTTAAATACTTTTTGAAGGGTTGTAGTTACAATTCTGAATTAGTGGAATCTAGATTTAATGATGGAGATGTTGAGTTAAATTTTGAAGAATATTTTCCGGAAGAAGATAACTCAGATGCAGTTATGAAGTTTACGGTCGATTCGTTATCTTCATGGCCAAAAGATTATAAAGCTCCATTAACTGATTGTTGTCCAAAATGTAATATTCCTATGAATTTAATTTATCGACATGGTTGTTTAGATACTTTCTGCAAACACAATGCCAACTAAAGACGAAATGTTAAAGTTTGCTAAATCCATAGAATCTATGGTTGCAAACACGGACTACAATTACATTGAAGCTATTGTTGAACATTGTAAACAAACTGGTCTAGAAATAGAAGTTGCTGCTTCCCTTATCAATCAAAATTTAAAAGCGAAGATTGAAAATGAAGCGATGAATAACAATTTACTCAAAGTGAAAACCAATCAACTACCCATATGATTACTGGCTATGAGGCTTTCGGAATATATAATGCACTCAAACTACATTTTACACAAGACTCGTATGATTACTTCAAGTACAATGGTAAAACAAATGTTAGTCTGAGTTCATTTGAAAATCGTAAAGACAAATGGCATTTCACTAAACTTTCTAAGAAGTTTAGTGATAAGGAAGAGTTAATTTTTTTCATCGTATCTAATCTTTTAGAAAATGATAAATTTTGGATAGGTGATTTATTGGCAGAAGAATCGGATGTCAGGCATCTGAATCGAAAAAAAGTTTTACAGTCACTATCTTATTTTTTTGAAAATGATTGTAAGAAGATTTTTGAAGGTGTTACAAATCCAAATGAATTGATTTTAGTAAATGGTGGAGATCATCCTAAATTACTGAAGTCTTTTATGAGAAAAGAAATTGAAATAGAAACCTTATGCGTGTTGGATTCTATTTTGAATTTTGTTCCTATGTGGAAACAGAAAATAAAAGACGATATAGTATGGCCAAATCATAGGTTAAAAATCGTAAAATATAGAGATTTTTTACCGAAAGACAAAACCAAATTTAAAGTAATTTTAAGGAAGATCATAAATGCATAGACTAATACCACTAATAATTTTATTCTTTTGTTTTTCAACACAAGCCAAACATAAAAAACACAGGCCAGTTGATCCACATGAACCTGCGATTGTGCATTATGATGTTTCTGAAGATAGAGTTCTTTACAATAAGAACATCAATCAAACTCGACCAATAGCGAGCATTACGAAATTGATGACCGCTATGGTCGCTTTGGATTACAGTACGAATATGACTAGAGAATTATCTTTAGTTGGAAATGTTAGTTCAAGTTTACCTCGAAAAACTTTTAAGAGAGGTGAACTATTTGAAGCCATGTTGATTCGTAGTGATAATGCTGCAGCAGAAACTTTGTCTAATGATTATCCTGGTGGTAGAAAGGCCTTTATTGAAGAAATGAACAATAAATCTTTGAGATTAGGGATGCCAACGACAGTCTTTAGGGATCCTACAGGGTTAAACAATAATAATGTTTCCACAGCATCTGAAGTTGCTGCTATGGTCAAAGCTGCATCATCTTACCCTTTAATACTAAACACCAGTATTAAGAAACAAACTTATATTGAAACGAAGTATAAGAAGAAAGTTAGGACGATTATGTTGAGAAACACCAATCGTGCTATATTGTTTGAGTTTGATAATGTAATCGTAAGTAAAACAGGTTACACAACACCGGCAGGGTTTTGTGTTGCGATTATGGTAGAACAAAAGAAAAAGAAGGTAAAAGAACCGGAAAATTACGGAATCATGGAATATTTCGTAGGCAAACCTGGTCCTAAGGATGAAATTGTGGTAAACAAACATATTATTGTCATTTTAGGAGCCAAAAACCCTAAAGAAAGGGTTGACACCGTAAAAGAAATAATGTATAATAATGTTATGGATCAAGATTTGGAAGAAGTAAAATGAAAAAAGATGACTTTGTTAAAATAATGGAATCAATTAAAACACTTCAGGAATATGAAGTTCAATATATATTGCCCGAAGATTTTAATTTTTATGGAGTTGTTCCTTTTGATATGAATATATCTGCCGGAGTTGCTCATGTTAGACTTGTTGCTCCATCTTTGGAAGAAGCTGTAAATCGAGTGGAAAAATATTTTATGAATGGACTTAATTATGATGAGTAATTTTACTGTTACTGATAGAGATGACTGGAAGTTAAAGGCTTCTATCAACCCTTGCAATAACCCTGAAAACTATTTTCATATACGTTTTTCTGGAGAACAGTACAATAAAGAGGGTGAGATGACTGAAAAATCGTCTTATGATTTCTTTTTGAAAGAAACCGAATTAATTGATTTGAGTAATTTCCTACTTAAAAGAAGTTAAAATGATTAAAAAAATATATTTGGATATGGATGGTGTTTTATGTGATTTTGAAAAAAGGTACACTGACCTTTTTGACGAAACGCCTAGTGAAACCAGAGACAAGAAAAATTTTAACCCTAACTGGAAAGCCTTTGTTAAGGGTGAAAATTTTGCCAGTCTGGATTGGTATCCAGGCGGAAAAGAATTAATAGAATTCATAAAAACTTATCCGGTAGAAGTTGAAATACTTTCTTCATCAGGTGGTGAAAAGTTTCATGGTGAAGTTAATGTGCAAAAAATTAACTGGTTAAGAAAACATGGCATTCGATATAAAGCAAACATTGTACCAGGTCGTAAGCACAAAAAAGAATACGCTCGGCCAGACACTATTTTGATCGATGATACTGAAGATGTGATTCACGACTTCAATGCATCTGGAGGTCACGGTATACTTCACAAAGATGTAAGTAAAACTAAGGCACAATTGAAAAAATTGCTTGCAAAGAATACTAAATAAATGATATACTATGATTTATGTGGATAGCCCGTTTTATACACCGTTAATACTACGTTTATACGAAAGGAAGTACTATGTCTAGTTTTGCAAACCTCAAACGCAATCGCAGTTCTTTGGAAAAACTAACCAAAGCTCTCGAATCAAATACTCAATCAACCGAATCAAACTCAAAAGACGATAATCGATTCTGGCAACCATCTGTTGATAAAGCAGGTAATGGTATGGCAGTTATTCGTTTTCTTCCAGCACCAGCTGTTGATGGTGATGAAGGACTACCTTGGGTTCGTATCTTTCACCACGGTTTTCAGGGACCAGGTGGTTGGTTGATCGATAACTGTTTAACTACAGTAAATGAAAAGTGTCCTGTATGTGAACACAATTCAACATTATGGAATTCTGGTGTAGAAGCTAATAAAGATATCGCTCGTAAACAAAAGCGTAAACTATCTTATATCGCAAACGTTTATGTTGTTTCCGATCCTAGCAATCCAGAAAATGAAGGTAAAATCAAACTATTCAAGTTTGGTAAAAAGATTTTTGACAAGATTACAGAAGCAATGAACCCAGAATTTGCTGATGAAACTCCTGTAAATCCTTTTGACCTTTGGGAAGGTGCCAACTTCAAATTGAAGATGCGTAATGTGGAAGGTTATCGTAATTATGATAAATCAGAATTTGCTGATAAGTCAGCACTTCTTGATGGTGATGATGAGAAACTTGAGAATCTTTGGAAGAGTGAGTTCTCGTTAAAAGAGTTCACTGAGAAAAAGCATTTCAAGGCTTATGACCAACTCAAAGCTCGTCTTGATAAAGCTCTAGGTTTTGAATCTGTTGCACCAAAAACTAAAGCTGAAGATTTTGTTGCGAAAACTTCTCCTGACTTGGAAGAAGCATCATCATTTAATACTTCTGGTATTGATGATGATGATTTAGATTATTTCAAATCACTCGCTGAACAAGACTAAAAAGAAAACCCACCTTTCGGTGGGTTTTTTATACAATTTTGCTTGATCGCAATATTACATTTGAGTATAAAATTTTAAAGATCATTTTATCATCCGTTTTTTTCGCCATAACCATATTTTGTTGTTGAATGATGTTATTATTATTAATGAATACTATGGGAGCACCTTCATGTAAATCTTGCATGGATAAATCAAAAGATGCTGAGTTTATCATACCTCCATTCAATGAAACTGGACTAATTAGATTGGGACTTCTTTTTACTTTTCTCCTACTTCTTGATCCCTTCAATTCAGGAATTTCTTCTAAGGGATCAAGAAGTTTACCATTTTTATCACGAAGTTCAAAGTGTAAATGTGGACCGGTAGATCCTCCAGAATACCATGCACCTTTTTCGCCGCCAGATTTCGCAATCGGTTGACCTCTTGTTACTTTATCTCCAACTTTAACGGATAATTCTTTTAAATGTGCGTATAGACTAGAGGTGCCATCATCATGTTGTATTTTAATTGTTTGCCCATAACCACCCATCATTCCAGAATACGTGACTTTGCCTGTATCGGAAGCAAAAACGTTGTCTTTGTCTGTACCTTCAGGCATCATTATATCCAAACCTTCATGCATCCTGGTAACCATTTGACCTGTTTTTGGACTTTTCATGGTTCTCATACCAACAAAACTCTCTAATGTTCCTTCTTCTACCGGCATCCTAGAGGAACTGATAGTGTTTGTTTGTTTTTGATCTTGAGTTTGACTTGTTTGTCCTTTTTTGATTCCTATAGCAGATGCTATACCTTTCATATAATTATCAAAAGCTTCTTTATTGTGTGGATCAACCCATTTTCCTAAAGCTTCACTGAGAGGTTTATTTTTATACGCATCAGATTCCCACAAGGCTCGTTGTGCTTCCTTCCCTTTTTCCATCGAAGGAAACTTTGTAAACGTTCTAGTTTTACCATCAGGACCTTTAACTGTTTTGCCTGGTTCTCCACCATATTTTTTTTGCCAATCAGCAAAAATCATAGCTCCAGGATTGTTTAACTCTCTTACCATAGTTGGAGCATCCGCTCCTTCCAATTTACCTTGTTTTTCTATTAATTTTGTTTTTTGTTCTTCTGTTAATTCGGAAAATGTTATTTTAGATAATGCTTGTTTAATTTCAGAGTCACTAGGTTCACCACTAAGATCAAGTGACGAAAATATTTTGTCTACGGATGTACCCAAAAAATTTGTAAAATCATCTAGAGCTTCTTTTAAATCGATATTTTTTATCTTGTCTATTGCCTCACCAACTTTTTTAATAGATAAAATTGTTAACGTTAGAATTCCACCAAAAACTAAAAAATCTAATACTGACCCACTAGAAATGCCTGATTTTATTTTTTCGGGAGATTTTTTTTCTTCTTTGATTTTACTCAATTGAGATTCATACATTTCTTCGCGCTTAGCTGCAGCTTTAAAAAACATATCAGCCCTTGTTGCAGCATCGATTTTTTCCAACTTTAATAATTTAACTATATTCTGTCTAATAACATTAAAATCTCTATGTATTGAAGGAAGAACAGATAAATTTTTTGCAGTTAATTTACTATCGTTCTGTATATTTTCGAAAATAGGTTTAATATCAGAAACATCTAAGGAAGATTGTTCAATTGATTTTCCAGTTACTCTAGGTGCACCTGATGTTTTTGCTTGATAAGTTTTTAACCCTGGGAATAAAGTGGTCATTAAACCTCTTTGATTTATTAACTGTCTAGGATCAAATTTTTCTCTTAATCGATCTTTAATGCCTCCAGCCAAGGATCCGGTAATACTACCACCTTGACTTCTACGGTACGAAACTATATCGGATAGTCTAGACATCTTTAACCTTTAAGTGTATTAATTGAAAAATAATTGTCAATAAAATCAGTATTCCATGCGGATCCTGGACTTGCGAGTGCAGCAACAGGTGAAGATTGTTTCGTATTGTTGTCTTGATTGATAACTATAGGTTGTCTTAGAACTACGACACTTTCGCTTCTATTATTTTGTGTTGAACTGATTATATCTAACGCATCAAATTCTTTTCGTTTATTTTGTATTTTTTCTCTTAAATTTTTTATCATTTCACTATCACGTATATTATCTAAACCGTCTACTTTCATATCTTTCCACCAAGTGTCGAGTTCATTAGTGAATGTTTCTTGTCCCAGTTTATACGCAGACGACTCAGTAATAGCGTTTGTTATATCATCTGCTATCATATTCATTACTGTAGGACTTGGTTTAATATCTTTTATTAGTTCAAGTGAATTTTTAAGGAGATTATATTCTTTATATTCTTTACTGTACTGTTTATTGACTAAATCCAAAGATTTAGAACCCATTTCACTCTGAATAGTATTAAGTTTGTTCATCATATTATTGATAAAAACTTCATCTGGATCTTTTTGTTTGAGTTCACTTGCTAAAGCTTCCATAGTTAAATTATATAAAGCTGAATTTTTACCAAATTCTTGAGCTTCCTGTTTTGTGAGTAATAACGTTAGAGGATCCTTTAGTGTAGGAATAGGAACTTTGTATAACTTTTTACTTTTTGATTTGTAGAAATCTTCATATGCTTGTTTATTAAACATAGCAGGTTGAATTCCTCCAACATCTTCACCTGTAGGAACAATATCGGTGAACATTCCATCTTCCACTTTCATTTCTTTACCTGGATAACCAGCTTCTCTTCCTACAGTGGCTTCTCTATTTGCGCTTTGTGGAAGTACACCAGACTTTTTCAAATCTTCAAATTCTTCATTTGTAATCTGATATGGCAAAGTCGATTTTTTATCTGAAGTTTCTAGTAAATCTTTATACCTGTCGAAAGCTTTTTTTCCAGCTTCTTTTTTTTCATCTAGTTCATCGGCAGGATTTAATTGTTGTCCAACCATACTATTTTTTCTGTATGCTTCCGCTGCCCATTGCAAACCAAAAGTTGAACCGAAAACTCCTAATAAAAACCAACCTAATCTTGCTAAAGTTTTTTTACTAAACAAA